AACAATGTGCATTAAATTCTTTATATGATGAGGATTGTAGTGGTTACGCAGCAGCTTATTTAACGCAACAATGCAATATATCTCAACTTTACAGTCAGGAATGTCCTTCTTATTGGAGTGCTTATGACGACCAACAATGTGATGACGACCCCCAATATTCACCTTCTTGTGCTGGATATACCACAGAAGCCTCAGTCGCTTATTATGTCCAAGATGAATTTGATTATGGTTATGATGATCCTTTTACTAATAGCTGTATAGATGATCCAAGCTATTGTTATGATGATGATCCCTATGCAAATATGTATTTTACTGATGCTGAATGGTACGAAATAGACTTGCAAGAATTTGGTCAAACGCAGGTAGATGAATGGTATGGAACAGATGTAGCATTCAGCAATGAAGGCTGGATAGAGTGGGACACTTCACCTTTAGATACTTGGGGTGAGCTGGATTATCAAATGGACATATTTGATTATGAGGAAAGTAATTATTATGAAGCAGAATACATAGATGTATTTGATGTAGAAGAACTTGTAGAACTGTATGAGTTCGACACTATATTGAGGGAGGAATTAGATTATGAAGAGGTTTTTGTCGAAAGTTTTGACACAGTGGAAGAATTGGATGAATGGTTTGAAGAAGAAATGGTCATCGAAGAAGAAATGGTCGCCCACGCAGAAGAACCTGAAGAAGAGTTTGAAGAAGAAATCTTTGAAGAAGAAGTGGTCGAAGAAATCTTTGAAGAAATAGAAGAAGAAAGATTGGCAGAAGCTGAAGAAGAAATTATAGAACAGGCAGAAGAATTAGAGGAAGAACTATTAGCAGATGAAGAAGGGGAAGGCAAAAGCTCTTTAACTAGAGAGGTAGCTTTAAGCGTAGTGGCTAATACCATAAGGACAGCAGCCAATAGTGTTAGTGGTGTCACAGGAGGAACTTCCTCCTATGCTGGCACAAGTAATGTAGCATCTAGCAATACTGGAACATCCTCTGCCATGACTTCCTCCTCAACTGGTGGGGGCATAAGTACCAGCAGCTCACCCAGTAGATCTGACCAATTTGCCTCTGCTTCTGTGCAAACCCAACAAGTTCTATCATTAAGTGGAGATACTGGAGTTGTCAGCAATGTAACAACTATCATAACTCCCATGCCATCATTAGATGCAAACCCACAGGTAGTTATGGCTGATGTGCAAGTATCAGATATGCAAGGACAAATAGATACAGCAATATCAGGTGTTATGACAGCCTCTGAAGCTGACCAAGTAGCTGATCAAATTATTGCTAATAACATAAAAGAACAACAGGAACAAGCGGAAACCCAACAACAAGAAACAGGTGAATATGGAGATCAAACAACATTGATCGCCTTTTTAGGTTATGTACCAGGATTTAATGCTTATAAAGAAGTTCAAATACCTCAAGCACAGACTTGGTATGAAGACAAAACCATTTATGGTAATATTGACATGAGTGATAATATAAATGCTTTTTATAGTTTAGCTAGTGACAATATTAATATGATTAATAGTATGATTAATCAACAACCCAACTTGTAAGGAAAAATATGGCTTGGTTCACACCACCTTATGCAGATGGTAGTTTAGGTATAACCCACACTGATAAAGGTGCTATTAAATGGTTGGGTAAAAAAAACTGCAATAGTCTGTTGGATGTAGGCTGTTCCACAGGTGGTCAAGTTGCTTTAGCTATAAAACATGGGTGGAAAGCATTTGGCTTAGAAGTAGATCCCAGAGTTATCAATGGTCAAGCCAATGTAGCTTTAATAAATTGCTGTGTGAATCCTGTAATTTTTCACCACCCATTTGATGTGGTTTGGAGCGTAGAAGTAGCTGAACACATACCAGCTATGTATGAATACAAATATTTAACAACTCTGGTGGAAAACTGTGGAAAATATCTAATTTTAACTGCCAGCCAAAAAGAAGAAAATATGCCTTTGCATGTTAATTGCAAGCCCTTAGATTACTGGATTGAAAAAATAGAAGACATGGGAATGAAATATAATGGTAAACTTTACAAAGAATTACTAAAAAATTCGACTATGAAACGAGAATTTTTAGAAGAAACAGGTATGATGTTTGAACAAAATCCATTAAGAGACTGGTGAAATGACTGAATCAATTTGTCCAGAAGAATTAGTTTGTTACACAGAAGAAGAACATAGTGAACTAATCGAGTTGTTTGAAGAACAAGAATTGGACATGGCTTTACTAGAACCAACTGCTCCTATGGGAGATGTGGAAGCTGGATTAGATTTTGTTGCAACATTACTAACATTGGATTTATCCACTATTATGTATGTTGGTGTAACTGCAACTATATTTGCAACCTATGCGTTGTCTATATATGCTGTTTTTAAATGGATTCAAAGTAAATTTATATAAGGAGAAAAAATGGAATGGTTTGAAAATAGAACGACACAAATAATAGCATTGGTTACTATCGTAGGGACTCTTGCTGGTTTTGGGTTTACTGGGGCAACATATATTAATCGCTTAGAGAACTTAGAAGCAGAAATAGGGGGTATAGGAGAAACAGAAAATGCTCAACAAGATATAGAAGAAAGATTTGCGAGTATAGAAACTTCTGTAACTTATATTAATAAAGCACTAGATGAAGGAGTTAATATTTCTTTAAAATCACATGCAGAATCTCTCAACATATTAAGAGCACAAGTAGAAGGTTTGTCAGTAGCAGTTAGAACATTAGAAGAAGATAATAAGAATCCTCTGGCTAATTAGAAATGAATATATCGCAAGATGGGATAGCTTTAATTAAACGATTTGAAGGTTGTCGGCTTGAAGCATATTTAGATTCAGTGAAAATACCTACCATTGCTTATGGTAGAACAAAAAATGTAAAGATGGGTGACACTTGCACACAAGAGCAAGCTGAAAAGTGGCTAGAAGAAGAGTTGTCAGAATATGAGGGTTATATAAATGACATGGTAAAGGTTGATTTAAAACAATGTCAGTTTGATGCTTTGTGTTCTTGGGTTTATAACTTGGGACCAACTAATCTTAGAGAGTCAACTTTATTAAAAGTTCTGAATGAAGGCAATTATAATTCTGTGCCAGCTGAAATAAAACGCTGGAACAAGGCTGGAGGAAAGGTATTAGAAGGTTTAATGAGGCGAAGAAGGGCAGAAGCACTTTTGTTTGAAGACAAGGAATGGCTTGGTGTGTAATTGCCTTGAATGTTTTATACTTAACCTAGCCACCCCTCCATTGGTGGCTAGAGCTGGGTAGTACCAATATTGTCACTATCTAACTATCCAGCTCGTTTATAAAAATATGAAAGATATATCAATAAAAGATTTTGACATTCTTTCACAGCAAGACAAGGCTGAAGCAGTAGCTTTGCTAAATCGTTATGAGCAGATTGATATACAAGAATATTGTAAAAATGATTTTATGGCATTTATAAAACATATGTGGGCAGAGTTCGTTGAAGGAAGACATCATAAAATTATTGCAGAAAAGTTTAATAGAATAGCTCAGGGCAAATTAAAACGATTAATAGTATGTTTGCCACCCAGACATACAAAGTCTGAATTTGCTTCTACTTATTTACCAGCTTGGATGATGGGTTTAAATGGTCAATTAAAGATAATACAGTGTACTCACACAGCAGAATTGGCTGTTCGATTTGGCAGAAAAGTAAGAAATTTAATAGACTCTGAGAGTTTTCAACATATTTTCCCTGATTTAAAATTACAAGCAGACAACAAATCTGCTGGTCGTTGGACAACCAACCAAGAGGGTGAATCATTTTATGCTGGTGTAGGGGGTGCAATAACAGGTCGTGGTGCAGATTTATTGATTATTGATGACCCTCACTCAGAGCAAGATGCGTTATCCCCTAAAGCCCTAGAGTCAGCTTATGAATGGTATACATCAGGTCCTAGACAGCGTTTACAGCCTGGTGGAACTATTATTATTGTAATGACAAGATGGAGCACAAAAGATTTAGTGGGGAAGTTGTTATCAAAACAAAATGAAGACTATGCAGACAACTGGGAAATAGTAGAGTTTCCAGCTCTTATGCCTGAAACTGAAAACCCTTTGTGGGGAGAATATTGGAAAAAAGAAGAACTTTTAGGTGTTAAGGCTTCATTACCGCTGTCTAAGTGGAATGCTCAATGGATGCAAAATCCTACAGCTGAAGAAGGGGCTATTGTAAAAAGGGAATGGTGGAAAAAGTGGCATGGAGAAAAAGTGCCATCTTATGATTATGTTATACAAAGCTATGATACTGCTTTTTCCAAAAAAGAAACTGCTGACTATTCTGCCATAACCACTTGGGCTATTTTTGAGCATGAAGACGATTCTTCTCCTAATATTATCTTGTTGGATGCTAAAAGAGTTCGTGTGGACTTCCCTGAATTAAAGAGACTGGCTTGGGATGAATACAAATATTGGGAACCTGACTGCATATTGATAGAAGCAAAGGCATCAGGAACTCCTCTAACACATGAATTAAGAAGAATGGGCATACCAGTTACCTCATACACACCCAGCAGGGGTCAAGACAAAATAGCCAGAATGAACAGTGTTGCCCCCATATTTGAATCTGGTATGGTTTGGGTTCCTGATGAATCTTTTGCAGAAGAAGTGGTTGAAGAAATGGCGAGTTTTCCTTATGGTGATTATGATGATTATTGCGATAGTGCAACTATGGCTTTAATGCGTTTTAGACAAGGTGGTTTTTTATCTTTGCACGAAGATTATCAGGATGAGGTAAAATTACTCAAAAAGAACAGAACAGTTTATTATTGATGAAAATATGGATTACTAGCTTTATTTGGGATGACAGTAAATATGAAGGTCCAAATGTTGTTGCTGAAACGTTTGAAAAAGCACAATTTTTAGCTAATTTACAAGGATTAGCAGTAGAAGGAGAGCTTGTAGATATAATAAGCAATCCAAATGAAGATTTTGAAGTATTAGAAAGAACTAAAGAAACAGTGATACACTAGGAATAATTATGGTTATAGAAAAGAAATTAGGCACAGAAGACAATCCAGATATTATTGAATCTTCAAGATCAGTTGAAGTAATACCAGATAAAACCAGACAAGAACAAATTAGAGATGCAGCCAATATTCTTGTTACTGAAAAAGAAATTTTGCTAGATGATGAGTTGGTTGAACCAGAAGCACCGCAAGAAGACTTTTTTGCAAATTTAGCTGAATTTTTAGACGAAAATGACTTAGATAAATTGTCCTCTGATTTAATTGGATCTATAAAAGGTGATTTAGAATCTCGCAGTGAATGGGAAAAAACTTACACAGATGGTCTTAAATATTTGGGCATGAAATTTGATGAAAGTCGTTCACAACCATTTGAGGGCTCAAGTGGTGTTATTCACCCTATCTTGGCTGAAGCTGTAACTCAATTTCAAGCACAATCATACAAAGAATTATTACCAGCAAAAGGTCCTGTTAAAACACAGATAATAGGCATGAGAACAGCTGAGACAGAATCACAAGCAGAAAGAGTACAAGAGTTCATGAACTATTACATTATGAATGTAATGAAAGAATATGACCCAGAATTAGACCAATTATTATTTTACTTGCCCTTGGCTGGTTCTGCTTTCAAAAAAATACATTATGATTTTGTTTTAAAAAGAGCTGTTTCTAAATTTATACCACCAGAAGATTTAGTAGTTCCTTATGAGTCTCCAGATATATTTTCTGCTGAAAGAGTAACTCACATTATTAGCATGTCTCGTAATGAGATAAAGAAACAACAACTTTCAGGTTTTTATGCAAACGTTGATATACCAGAAGATTCTTATACTGAAAGAGATGATGTCAAAGAAGAAATAGATGATATTGAAGGGATGGAGCCTAATTATACTGAAGAAAGAAACAGAACTATTTATGAAGTTCATACCATATTGGATTTAAAGGGTTACGAAGATGTTGGGCAAGATGACGAACCAACAGGATTAAAACTTCCTTATATAGTAACTATTGATGAGCAAGCCAATAAAGTTTTGGCTATTAGAAGAAACTATAATCCTAATGACTCTGATAAAAATAAAATTAATTACTTTGTGCAATACAAATTCTTACCTGGTCTTGGCTTTTATGGTCTTGGTCTTTCTCACATGATAGGTGGTCTTTCTAAGGCTACTACATCCATATTGAGACAACTTATTGATGCTGGAACACTGGCTAATTTACCAGCTGGTTTTAAAGCTAGAGGTATGCGTATTCGTGATGAAGCAGATCCTTTGCAACCCGGTGAATTTAGAGATATTGATACCACAGGGGGTTCTTTAAAAGAAAACCTAATTCCCTTACCAGTAAAAGAGCCCAGCAGTGTATTGATGCAATTATTAGGCTTATTGGTTGAATCAGGTAAAAGATTTGCTGCTATTTCTGATATGAATGTGGGTGATATGAACCAAGCGATGCCTGTTGGAACCACTGTGGCTTTACTAGAAAGAGGCACTAAAGTCATGAGTGCTATACATAAACGCTTGCATTATTCTCAAAAACTAGAATTTAACCTTTTAGCTGATGTTTTTGCTGATTATTTACCACCAGAATATGATTATGAAACAGGCTCAGGTCCTAGAGAAATAAAAATGAGTGATTTTGATGAGCGTGTGGATATAGTGCCTGTGTCTGACCCAAATATATTTTCACAAAGCCAAAGAATTACCATGGCACAAGAGTTATTACAAATGGTTCAGTCAGCCCCAGATGTTCATGGACCTGTGGGTATATATGAAGCCTATAAAAGAATGTATGGAGCTTTGGGTGTAGATAACATAGAAAGTTTATTGCAACCACCACCAGACACCACTCCCAAACCCATAGATGCTGGTTTGGAAAATAGTGGTTTATTGCTAGGACAACCAGCACAGGCTTTTGGACCTCAGAACCATGAATCTCATACAGAAACTCACCAAAGTTTATTTTTAACTAAAGTGGTTCAAGACAATCCACAACTTCAATCAATTATTATTAG